GAAAGACACATGATATAGATTATTATTACTTTAGACATAAATGTTATGGAGACGGGTGTCCTAAATAAATAATATATTTATAATTTATAAATATGTTATTTACTGATGTTTTTTTTGAAACAACAAATCCACATTCCTCTTACAAACGATTAGCAAAAATGGATGTATTTATAAGTATAATATTTCATACAGTAAGTTATTTATTAATAGTTTATATTTTTTCGTTTTTATTTAATTTAAAACTTGATAAACAAACTTATATCAAATTATCAATATTTTTTGCAATTATTATGGTTTTAGGTTACATAGGCAGATTATATAGAGTAAAAAGTAATTATAATTATTTAAAATCTATTTATGGTCCACATGAAGCATTAGATAGAACTAATAGTTTGACATATAATGGGTATTATACTTATTATTTTCTGGGATAAATATAAATGATACTAGTTAAGTATTTGACATTTAAACAAAAAATATATATATCCTTAGTAGCCTGTGCAATTTGGATATATTTTAGGACAGCAGAATGTTATTCAATGATACCTAGAAAATCTTTATTTTCAGTATTATTTGTTGTAATATGGGTTTATATAAATTATTATGAACCGTTAGTTGCTCCAATAGGATTAGCCACAATATATTTATATAGTAAAATACCCCAAAGAAATAAAAAAGAAGAAGATTAAATATTATATTAAAAAAAAATTGACTTATAAATAAATTAATATAATATTTATATATTTCAAGATGATTATACCTGTAAAGTGTTTTACCTGTGGAAAAGTAATTGGTAATAAATATGAATATTATCAAAAAGAAGTCAGAAAGTTAAAAATGGCGCGTAATATGGAAGTAGATAAAGTAGTATATTTAACAGAAGAATATATTGACAAAACTCCTGAAGGAGAAGTTTTAGACAAATTAGGGTTAAATAAGATGTGTTGTAGAAGACATTTATTAACTCATGTAGATATAGAATAATTTCTTATTGTATTATATAATGCCAAAATCTATGAAAAGGAGGTCTTATAAAAAAAGAAAAGCTTCTCGTAAAAATATTAAGAGAGTTTCTATAAAAAATATGAAACATGCACACAAAAAACATCTAACTCATCATTATGCAAAAGGTAAACATAAAACACACAGATCTAGATATGGAGGAACTGGATGTATGTGTGGGGGAGGAAAAAAAATGAAAGGTGGTATGGTTTCTAGCCCTGCAGCTGGACCAGTTGGATATTCTTGGAATGGTGGTGATATAGGAACATGGCCAGGAGCGGCTGCAACCAAAGGTTTAGATACAAATGGAGCCACTATGTCGAATCATTTTAAATTGAGTCCAAATGGAATAGTAGTGGGAGGTTTAAATCCAGCTCGTTCTACTACAGATGATCAACTAATGACTCCCCCAATGAATGGAGGAAGAAAGAGAAAAGGAAAAGGAAGAAAACAAAAAGGCGGATTATTTCAAGAATTATGGAATTTAGGGAGAGGAGTTCAATATAATGTCCAAGGGGTTGGTTATGGGTTTGCAGGAAAACAACAACCTATTAGTCAAAACCCATTTCCTACTGAAAGTCAACCGATTGATAGAGATGCTCAATTTATAGGTGGACAACCTCCAGATGTAAGAAAAATATTTATAGATGCGAATAACCAAGTGGCTCAAATATAATTTTTTTCTATGATTATATCATAAAATGAAATTAGTAAAAGATATCAAAAAAATGTGCACACCCGCAGTAGTTTATTTATTACTTAGTGTCTTTTCATTAGTAGTATTAGTAATTTCTAATCTAGGAAATAGAAGAACATTATGCGTAGGGGAATATGATTGTCCAGTTGAAAATGTATTTTTTATATTTATAAGTAAGATAATTTATATAGCATTTTGGACTATTGTATTAGATTCTTTATGTAAGAATGGATGGGGATCTTTATCCTGGTTTTTAGTATTTTTACCTATTATTTTGTTTTTTGTTATATTAGGTTTATTTATGATTTACAAAAATAATGCAATGAATCAAACAATCGTTTTAGTTGATCAAGAACAAATGATATAAATCATTAATTTATAAAAAATAATATGTTAATGATTACATTTTAAAAAAATATACTTAAGATATAATATAATGAGTGTAAAGTTTGATAATATAACTTGGAATATAATTGAGAAATTTTTTTATGATAATCCTCAAGTATTAGTAAAACATCATTTAGAATCATATAACGAATTTTACCGGACTGGGCTAAAAAGTATATTTAAAGAACGAAATCCTATTATTCTTCAAAAAGAACAAGATGCTAAAACCAACCAATTTAAGTATAGATGTGAATTATATTTAGGTGGAAAAAATGGAGATAAAATTTATTATGGAAAACCAGTAATTTATGATGAAGATAGGGAACATTATATGTTTCCTAATGAAGCTAGATTAAGAAATATGAATTATGGAATGACCATTCATTTCGATTTAGAAGTTGATTTTTTTATTGAAGATGATGAAGGAAAAATAAATCAATCTACTGAAGTGATTAATTCTATTTTTTTAGGACGATTTCCAATCATGCTTCAATCTGATTTATGTATTTTAAATGGGTTAAATCGGGATGTGCGTTATAATATGGGAGAATGTAGAAATGATTATGGTGGATATTTTATTATTGATGGCAAAGAAAAAGTCATTATTAGTCAAGAAAAATTTGCTGACAATATGCTTTACATTAGAGACAATTATAATGATATTTATAGTCATGGTGCTGATATAAGAACTGTTTCTGAAGATGCTTCTAAACCTGAGAGAACTTTATCAGTTAGAATAGTGGCTCCTACCAAAGAATACTCCAATAACCAAATAGTTGTAAATATTCCCAATGTAAGGAAACCTATTCCTTTATTTATTGTTTTCCGTGCATTAGGAATTATTTCGGACAAACAAATTATCGAATACTGTTTATTAAACCTTGAAGAAAACAGTTTCTTTGTAGATTTATTTATACCCTCTATTCATGATGCTAATAAAATTTTTACCCAAGAAGCAGCACTAGAATATATAAAAACATTCACCAAAGGACATACAGTAAATCATGTGCAAGATATTTTAATGAATTATTTTTTACCTAATATAGGAGAATTAAATTTTCAACAAAAAGCATTCTACTTAGGATATATAGTCTTTAATTTATTATTGGTTTTTACCAAATTAGAATCTCCTACTGACAGAGATAGTTTTAAATTTAAAAGGGTTGAAGTCCCAGGTAGATTATTATATGACTTATTTAAAGAATATTATAAACTTCAACAAGATCATATTAAATTAAAACTAGATTCAGAATATAATTTCAAAAAATCTAAAAATGTCTATCAAGGCGAGAGCTTCAAAGATGTAGTATTACAAAATTATGAACGAATATTTGGAGAAAGAATAACAGAAACAGGCTTTAAAAAAGCATTTAAAGGGAATTGGGGAGCAGCTGAGCATACCAAAAAACCAGGTGTAGTTCAAGATTTAAATAGATTATCTTATAATAGTTTTATCTCGCATTTACGGAAAATTAATTTACCCATGGATTCTAGTTCTAAAGTCGTTAAACCGCGATTATTACATGGTTCTCAATGGGGAATAATTGATCCAGTTGATACTCCTGATGGAGGAAATGTAGGATTTCATAAACATATGGCTATTGCAACTCATATTACAAACGGATGTTCAAGCTACCCAATGATGAAATTTTTCAGAAGTATTTTAAAAATGAAATTATTAGAAGAATGTAATACCAAATTTTTATATTCGGCGACTAAAATTATGATTAATGGAAGTTGGGTAGGTGTCTTGACAAACCCTCAAGAAACCATGAGAATAATAAAAAAATATAAAAGAAATGGATTGTTGCCAATATATACAAGTATTAGTTGGAATATTAAAAAGAAAGAAATATTAGTTTATACTGATTCAGGTAGATTATGTAGGCCAGTATTTTATATTGATAATAAAAAACCTAGTTTTAAAAATAGATCAATATTAGAGAAATTGAATAAAATGGATTTTTCATGGCAAGAATTAATTAGTGGATTTGCTAAAAAAAAGGATCCTAATTTCCAAGTAGATAGTTGTAAAATTTATGAATTAAATGAATTATACGAAACCAATAATTTTGATGATTTAAAAGGATCAGAAGGAATCATTGAATATTTGGATACAGCTGAGGAAGAAACAGCATTAATTTCATCTGACTATGATTTTAATTTAAGCAAACCATATACTCATATAGATATCCATCCTTCATTAATGTTAGGAGTCATGGGAAATCAAATCGTATTTCCAGAAAATAATCAATTACCTAGAGATTTATTTTCATGCGGTCAATCCAAACAAGCAGTATCTTTATACAACTCGAACTTTTTTTCAAGAATAGATAAAATGGGTGTAGTTTTAAATTATGGTCAAATTCCATTAATTAAAAGCAGATATTTACAGTTTATTAATAATGAACAACATCCTTATGGAGAAAATGTAATTGTTGCTATTATGGTGTATGGAGGCTATAATGTGGAGGACTCTATACTTTTTAACGAGGGTTCAATTAAAAGAGGATTATTCAGAACAACTTATTATAATATGTATGAATCAAGAGAAGAAAGCAGTAAAGTAGGAGAAAATAGTATTGATTCTCACTTTCAAAATATTCAAGATGCTAATATAGATGCAACTAAATTTGGATATGATTATGGTTATCTTGATAAATATGGATTAATTAAAGAAAATACAGAAATGGATGATAAAAAAGTAGTCATTGGAAAAGTTCAAACCAATCTTTTAAATCCTAATCAACCTCAGGATGTATCTGTATATCCTAAAAAAGGCCAATTAGGATTTGTTGATAAAACATTTATGACAGAAGATGAAGAAGGTTTTAGATTAGCAAAAGTAAGAATGCGGGAAGAAAGAATACCTGCTATTGGAGATAAATTTTGTAGTAGATGTGGTCAAAAGGGAACAGTTGGATTAATTATTCCTGAAGAAAATATGCCTTTTACTGAAAATGGAATTAGACCTGATTTAATAGTAAACCCTCATGCATTACCATCTAGAATGACTATAGGACAATTAGTAGAAACATTAATGGGAAAAGCATGTGTAAATATTGGGGGATATGGTGATTGCACTGCATTTGTAAATAAAGGATCCAAACACGAATTATTCGGTAAAGCATTAACACAACATGGATATAATAAAACTGGAAATGAAATATTATATAATGGAATGACGGGTGAACAATTAGATGCAGAGATATTTATTGGTCCAACCTATTATATGAGACTAAAACATATGGTAAAAGATAAAATTAACTATCGTGCTAGAGGACCCATTAAACAATTAACTCGACAAACTGTTGGTGGAAGAGCTAATGATGGTGGATTAAGAATAGGAGAGATGGAGAGAGATGGAGTAATAGCTCATGGTGCAGCAGGATTTTTACAAGAATCATTATTAGTGAGGGGAGATGAATATTTTATGGCAGTATGTAATAATACTGGAACAGTAGCTATATTTAATAAGAGTCAGAATTTATTTTTAAGTCCAATGGCAGATGGACCCATTAAATTTAATCAATCCATTGATAATAATTTAAATATTGAAAATGTTAGTAGATTTGGAAGAAATTTTTCTATTTTGAGAGTTCCGTATGCATTAAAATTATTAATTCAAGAATTACAGGCTATGAATATTCAACTTAGAATGATTACAGAAGCAAATGTAGATCAATTAACAAGTATGGGTTATTCGGATAATATAATTAAATTACAGCCTCCTGAAGGAATTACAAATGAAAATCAATTTAAATTTTCAATATCAAAAGAAATAAGGGCAAGACAAAGTCTAGCCTATAATAATATTGGAAGTATTGATGTGACAAATATAGAAATTGGAGAGAATGAACCATCAGAATACCCTGAACCATCCGAACAATTAGACCCAGAGGAATTTGGATGGTTATTTTATACTTATGATGAAGAAAGAGGAGAAGCTTATAAATCAATAATAATGAAAAATAATGGAGAACCATCAGAAATATGGTTTGTAGAAGAAAATAATAAAGATAAACCAAATAGATTCCCAGCTGGGTGGAAAAAGAATCAATTAACTTATCATGATAAAACTCCTATTTCTCCAAATACAATGGTCGATCAATTATTATCAAATCAAGTTCCAAACAATTGGTTAATTTGTTTAGATAAAATTAGAAATGAAAATATTGGAAAACAAATGCAACTAAGACATCCAAGTGATTCATCTAGTCCTCCTTATGCTCCTTATAGTCCTGCCTATAATCCGAATAGTCCTCCTTATGCACCAACTAGTCCTGCCTATAATCCGAATAGTCCTCCTTATGCACCAACTAGTCCTCCTTATGCACCAACTAGTCCTATTAATGACCCAAATAAACCTTTATATGATTCTTCTCATCCTCTTTATG